CCGTTAGTTGCCAAATAGCAATGCCGAGCGGCCATTTTCAAACTCAAGTGCTGCCCATGTTTCCACATAGACATCCAAACGCGTATTTTGCGTGTTCGGTTGTCCAGATAGATTAATCAACAACGTCGGTCGATCCGCACTCGTAAAGTTAATCGTTCCATCAAGCTGCCTCGCAAAGGGTGCTTGGCGACCTACAACATCTCCAAGAGTCCAGTTCATAAAGGATAAATCATATCCTGAATCACGTTCCTCCTTTGCATGTTGCGCAAGATCATGCCATATCAATGAGTCCCACGCAGTCTCGCGATCACGGCCCGCAATAATCAAACTTATCAAGTTGTAAAACTGTCCTCCACTAATGTCTGATGAATAACACCATCGTTGATTCGCATCCAGACGTGCTTGTGATCGAAAGGCCATAACCATTCGCGCCGCAGGATGTTCTCCATCAAGCCGACGTGTTGCCGTCGCCACACCTCCACGTGACAGAGGCGCATAATCAATCGGTCCCTGTGTAAAGTTATTTTCATACAGTCGTTCAAATGGAACCGTGAGAGTACTATTTCGTAAAGCACTCTGTGTATCTTTATCTGTATAGATATGACGTGTTTCAAGTTGAATCGTCGGCGGACCCATCAAAAGCCGATCCAGTGTAGAAAATCCAACAGGACTTGCGGTTGCCGATGTCTTGATTTGAAAGTCCGTTCGATTCCATGGCTGGGGCCGTGCGCGACCATCGGATGCCTCTACGAGATCATCTAGCTTTCGCAGAAAACACCGGACACGAAAACTTTGATTCGTCGCCGCAATGCGAGGAAATCCACCATCATCAAGATCTTGGCACCCAATCAACGGCAGCGAAAGTCGCATAAGTCCAGGGGTCGCATTTCTCTGGATTTCTAATGGAGTTCCACTGTGAGTTCCCGTAAGCGCATTTTCTAAAAACGCAGAGTTTAGCGATCCGCGGCTTCGCGTAGTTGCGAATAAACTATCGCCACTCCATTCTTGAAGAAGGAGACGATCCTGGAAAAACTGGATTTTCTCAAAAAGAAAATAGGCGATTCCCCGAGTATATCCGTAGCTAACACCGGCTGTATCCGTAATCACAGAGATGCCATTTACAGTCGCTTGAGCCTCAGGAAGCCATGTTGGAAGTTCAATCAAGAGTGTCGGTTCAACAACAACATCGCCTGCGATTTCAAACTGGAACTCAATAGATCGTCCGAACTCAGTTGCCTGAAGCGGAGGAATACGGCGAAGTTCATGGATGATCGCATTTTGGGAAGTGTATCGATTATCATATGGATATAGTGCTGTTTTGTCATCCGATACGAAATAAGCATCTTTATTGCCCCGTGAAAGAAGTTCATAGAGAGCCCCTTCACTTGTTACATTGGCTGAGTTCATGTACACTACTTATTTCAAGCAGATTCTCTGCGCAGAAATAAATACGTAAACATTACTTAACTTCACAAATACATTCTTCCTTATTACACTCTTTACAGGTTGTATCGGCGGCAAGGATGCGAAGCGTCGCAGCACGTTCAACTCGCTTAGGAAGATCAATCACTGCCTTTCGACCATATCGGGCAAACCAGAACTCATGACTCGCTTCTTCCCCATCTTTGATCCAGACATCTAGAAATGCCTTTGCTTGTTTATATCCGGGATCCGACACATGAACACCAATCTCTTGAAGTTTTTTTAACAATGTTACAGCTTCTTGAACTCGCTCGGCCTTAGTTTTATAGACCACCATCTACATGACCAACCCATTTGTCTTTAAGACTATGAATCAGTTGTATAGACATTCACAGTACTCATAAAATAACGGCCTTGCGCAATCAAATCCTTTTGTTCATATGTAGAGTAGGTATAGTTGGCTGTATTTAATGTACTTAACGGTGTTGTATTTCCATAGGTAGGCTGCGTGGCCAAAACGGTTGCTTGATAGTTAATCCATTGGGTACCTGATTGGATATTCTTAATATATTGGCTAAAATCCATCTATGCGCTCTATCCTCAAATCTGAAAATAAGTTTCAAAAAAAGAATGTGTGGCATCTTTGCCTGCTTTGGAAAGGGCTCATGTCCGGATACAGATTCATGTCTTAAATCGCTAGAGAATCGGGGACCTGAAGGATCTAAGGTGGTTACAACACCCTACGGAGTTCTTGGATTTACACGGCTTGCGATTAATGGACTCAATCCAGCAGGCATGCAACCCTTTTCTCAAAATGGGATTACCTGGATCTGTAATGGAGAAATCTACAACGCGACCGCCCTCGCCAAGGAATATGGAATTTCTACAAAATCAGGATCTGATTGTGAAGTTCTTGGTGAACTCTATCGTATTCACCGTGATTCACCAGCCACCTTTTTCAGATGCCTCGATGGAGTATTTGCGATTATTCTCTATGACTCGGAACGAGATCTTCTTCTTTGGGGTCGTGATCCATATGGAGTTCGTCCCTTATATGCGGCATGGAATGTAACTGGACTTGACTCTGTTGATCTAACAGCTTGTAAAGATTTTTCAGGATTAACTATGAAACTTATTATGGAAGGAGGTACACTCGGTACTTTATGTTTAGCCAGTGAGCAAAAGGCAATTCCAAACACGCATCCGTATGGAATGCAGTTTTCACCTGGTTGTTATGGATCCATTTGCGCATCAAGTGGAGGCAACTTTAGCATGTATCCGTATCATACAAGCCAGTGGTTAAAAGATCCATTCTATAGTCCCGCGCATCCGAATGGACTTCAGAATGCGATGGAGGCTGTACGTTTTTCTCTTGAAGAGGCTGTAAAAAAGAGAATGATGACGGAGAGACCTTGCGCGGCACTGCTAAGTGGAGGGATTGACAGTAGTTTAATCGCTGCGCTTGTTCAGAAAAATCTACTCGCACTTGGTCTTCCACCGTTAAAAACATTTAGCATTGGCATGCCTGGAAGCACAGATTTAGCCTATGCGAGAAAAGTCGCAGACTGGATTAAATCCGATCATAGCGAAGTGATTCTTACAGCGAATGATTTCTTTGCTGCGATTCCTGAAGTTATCCGCGATATAGAGACCTATGATATTACTACTGTACGCGCAAGCGTTGGAAACTGGCTTGTTGCCCGCGCCATTCGTGAGACTACAGACTGTAAGGTTGTGTTTAATGGAGATGGAAGTGATGAAGTCTTTGGATCTTATCTCTATTTCTACAAAGCACCAAATGATCAGGCGTTTGAAGATGAAGTAGACAGATTGTTACGAGAGATTTATTTGTATGATGTTCTTCGTAGTGATCGATCAATCAGTAGTCATGGTTTAGAACCGCGTACACCCTTTTTAGATAGACAGTTTGTCGCCGCTGCGAGATCTATTGCGACCTGTTGGCGTCGCCCTGAACAGGGAAAACAAGTTGAAAAATATATTTTACGAAAGGCATTTGAATCAACTGGACTTCTGCCTCCTGAAGTTCTATGGCGTCAGAAAGAGGCCTTTAGTGATGGAGTCAGCAGCCAAGAAAAAAGTTGGTTTCAAGAGATTCAGAGTCGTGTAGAAGATTGTATTCCACTGGTTTGGAAAGGACTTACACTGCGCTATGATCATTTAATGCCGATTACACCAGAAGCCTTTTACTATCGAAGTCTTTATGAAAATAACTATGGTTCAGTTCGTGCACAAACGACGATCCCTGCGTTTTGGATGCCACGTTGGTCTCCTGGTGTAACAGATCCCTCTGCTCGTACACTCTCTATTTATAGTTCCTCTTCCGTATGAGCAGGAGACCGATGAGGACTCACATACTTGTAGACTGGCTCTTCATATACATCCGTAAAACGGTAACATATGATGTTCGTTAGAATTGCCGTGCCAAGTAGAGCAAATCCTGCACCAAGAAGAGGTGGATTATCAAATACACTACCAATCATTAGTAGCAATGTACTTGAGATGTAGAGAAACGTAAGTAGAACAAACAGACGTTTTGACTGGAACTCCGTATAGGTAATGAGCGGCATAGTGGTACATGATCATGTATGGATCAGGGGGTTTCAAATTTGATCGCCTTTGTATGACTATATCCATGTACCAAATGGATCAGTGTAAAGGTCGCTACACAAAAGAGAAAAAGTATATCAAACTTCCCGTTCAATATGCGTATTTCAGAGAAAAGCGATGTGAAAATGAAGCTGTGCGCGATGAACTCTGTGAAGTCTGTTTAAAAAAGAAAAAGACACCCTTTTCATCGGCAAATCAACAGAGTTTATATCATGGCAAGGTGGATGAGCCGTATTTTGAAAATAGTTGGATCTTTGGATCACCGCGATATCTGCGAATCAGTCAAATCCCAGGAAATACTCTAACCGCGCAAGAACAAACGCAGGCAGAGATGGCTCAAAGGATTGCTCGTAAGGGAGTAGAGATGAAGGTTGTACCGGCTGCTGCTGCTACTGTTGCTGCTGCTGCGCCAAAGAAGGGTCGTCCGAAGAAGACAGCTGTTGCACCAGCGCCTGCGCCTACAGAGGCAGCTCCCGCGCCCCCTGTAGTTCTACAGGGGCCAAAGAAAGTGAAGACACAAAAGAAAGTGGAGGAACCACCTGTAGTTGTCATTGCTGCGGAATCCGTAGAAGAACCTCTTGAAGCGGTCGAAGTGATTAAGATTCAACTACGGGCACGAGAGATTAATGGAATATCCTATTGGTATGACTCATCAAAAGACAAGGTATATGAAAAGAAAAAGGATAATGCGATTGGTAACTATGTGGGTCGTTATGATTCATCTGCGGATGCTATCTGTACAAGCTTTCCTGATTCCGATGTAGAATGACTGATGCGAAGCAATGTCCATGGTGTGCTCGCTGGTGTTTAAAAGATAATGCATGTGATTATATTTTTGCATGTGGTCTTGATACAAAAGATGGATTTATAAAAAATGCGGGATGTGGGAGGACGTGGTGTTGGCAATGTGGAAAGAAGTATTGTTCTCCATATTACGAACCTACAAGCGGTCAAAAGTTACCTACGGCAAAAGATCATCATGATGCGAACTGTTGTACACGGGAAGAAGGATTTAAGAAGGAAGACTATTGTCCTGGTGGTCATAGCGGACATTGTGGTCAACGATGGTAGAAGGTCTCCGAACAAAAAAATAACTCGTTTAAATATAGAATGTTTAGCTTATTTGGTAAGTCAAAACAACAAAAAGAAAAAGAAGCGGCCGCCGCCGCAGCCGCACAGCAACTTGCTAAGAATAGGGAAGGTAAAATAGAAAGAACATTATATTCTGGGCCTCGAGATGAATATGAGACGGAGGTGTGGAAAACTCCCGAAGAATGGGCTCAGGAAAATGCGACTAAGATGGAAGGATACGCCAAACAAGCTGCTGAACAGCAAGCTGCTGTAAATGCGCAAAAAAAAGCAATGAAAAATGCGGAGATTGCTCGGTGTAGACAAGTAGTTGCGGAAGCAAATGCGGCTGCGCCATCTCAAGGAGGAAGGCGCACAAAGAAATATCGTAAGAATAAGAATAAAAACACAAGGCGAAAGCACTAAGAAAGCTTTGTTTCTTCTGCGGTTTTCTTAAGTTTCTCAAGATACAAGATTCCATCCATAAGTTCTTCCTGCGCATGAGTAATCCAATCTAACATCTTCAGATCAGTCCGATCGAGTGTAACTCCGTATTTCTTTTTTCCGAGCTCCGAACGTTCAATAAACTTCTTAAT